TGAGTAGTAAAAAAGAACAAAATGATGATTTTCGACCATATTATCCCAAGGGGGACATACCATCCGAACCCCCTCTAAAAGAAATCTCCTTCATGCCATCCACAATCGAGACCATTGATTTTGCCCTATACGATTGGCTTAACGAAGGGCTGGATATATTCTGCACAACCAATGATGGGTGGAAAAAAGTCCCCCTCATATGGTCAATGCCCGAAAGGTCCTTTCAAACAAAGGATAACAAAGATTTGAGAAATGCTGATGATATTTTTACCTTACCGGTCATCAGTATCGATAGAAGCTCTTTGATAAAGGATCCAAACATGAAAGGTGTCGCATGGTCGCACATTCCCAGGCAAAACGACGCAAAGGGCGGAGTGCTCACTGTTGCGAGAAGGATCCAGCAAGAAAAAACATCAAATTTTGCAGATGCGGATGCAAAAAGGAAATTTAATCAAAAAACTTATCCCCTGAAGAACAAAAAGATTGTTTATGAAACGATAACGATGCCAATTCCAACATATGTCGTCGCCAATTACAAATTAACCATTACAACCGAATACCAGCAACAAATGAATGAAATTTTTACACCTTTTATGTCATATACCGGACAAATTAACAATTTTTTCATAAATCGCGATGGCCATAGATTTGAGGGGTTTGTAGATGGGCAATTTGGACTAGAAAACAATATTTCGGCCCTTGGCGAGGAAGAAAGAAAATACAAAACAGTCATTAATCTAAAGATTTTGGGCTATTTAATGGGTTCTGACAAAAATGATAATCAACCAAAGGCAACGATTCGTGAATCCGCAGCGGAACTTAGGTTTACCAGGGAGAGAGTTGTTTTCGGTGACAAGAAGGAGTATTAGTCATGGCTGACGAAGAAAATAAATGGACGAAACCCTCTAATCCTCCGCCACCTCTTTTTCTAGGCGAAAGAGAGAGAAATCTTGTCAAGCAGGTCAATGACGAGCTTATCGAGAGGGTAATAGGCCAAGCAATTACTTATTTACCAATCTCTATGGAGAGATCAAATTTTCACCCACTCTATGGGGAGGCGATAGAAAAGTCATTTTTACCACCAATTCGAGTATATGCTTTGGTGGAATTTGAAAGTAAAACAACAATAACAACAGATTATGGTATCGATAAAGATTATTCAATCATCGTTCGTTTTCATAACCGCAGACTCCACGAGGATCAAAATTTATTCATACGAGAAGGGGATTATGTTCAGTATGGCACTTCTTTTTTCGAAATAGTCACACTTACTGAAGACAGAGACTTGTTTGGCCAAGTTGACCACCGATTCCAGCTTATCGCCAAGTGCATAAAAACAAGAAGAGGGTTAATAAACCTGGACATCTTGCCTACCGCTACTGTAGCGGCCCTCACTGATAGCTACGAGGCAGAAGTTGTTCCCACCTTATCTCCCGCATCAATTCCAATAACAAGTGTTGTTCGGCTTATATACTGTGAGGATGCCATCGTGGATATTTCTTCGGGAACTTCTCTAAATTCTTTTCTTGGTGCCCCAATAACTTTATCTCTAGAGACTGCGGCCATCTATCTAAATGGACTGAGGCAGGAATTGACCGATAGTCCTATAACCGGAGAATATTATATTGTTTCTGGCGAACTCTACAGCTCCTTTGACATTTCAATTGGCCAACGCCTGACATTAGAGGTCTTGACATTAGTATGAGTATTTTCAAAGAACATAAATCAATAGCAGATCGCTCCGCAACAGACAGAAAAAGACACAAGCAAAAAATAGATAAAGCACTCAGGGAGGGGTTAAAGGGTGTGATTGCTGAAGAATCCATCATAGGTCAAAGTGGCAAAAAGAAGGTAAAAATTCCAGTTAAGGGTGTCAGGGAATACCAATTTGTTTATGGGGACAACAAAAACAACAAAAAAGCGGGTTCAGCTGGCGATAAAAAAATCAAAAGAGGGCAGATCTTAAGAAAGGGCGGAGGAAAATCAAAACAAGCAGGCAAAAAAGGATCCCAGGACCCAGGAGAAGAATATTATGAAGTGGAGGTTACATTAGAGGAGCTAGCGGAGTTGCTCTTCACAGACCTTGAGCTACCTGATCTTGAAAAAAAGAAATTTAGATATATAAAGACCCAAAAACTGAAGAGGCGCGGATTTAGAAAGAAAGGCATGCGATCACGCCTTTCAAAAAAAGAAACTATTAAGAGAAAAATAAGAAGAAAGAAGAGGGCCGTTGCCGCAGGCACCTATGATCCGGATGGCGAAGAGAGATTCCCTTTCCACGAAGACGATTTAAAATATAAACATATGAAATTGAAGCCAGAAGAAAATAATTCTGCAGTCATCTTCTTCTTAATGGATGTTTCCGGCTCAATGACGAAAGACAAGAAATACATCGCCAGAAGTTTTTATTTTTTATTGTATCAGTTTCTTCGATACAAATACGATAACATAGAGGTTGTTTTTATTTCACATTCGACAGAAGCAAAAGAGGTCAGCGAAGATGATTTCTTCAAAAAGGCAACCAGCGGAGGGACCTTGATGTCTACTGCATTAGAATTAGAAAAAGAGATAATAAATAAAAGATATCACCCATCCAGCTGGAATATATATACTTTTTATTCTGGTGACGGAGAAAACTGGTCCTACGATGACGAAAAAACAATAAGATTGTTTTCAGAACTAAAAGAACTAAATCAAATGATGTGCTATGCTGAAATAGACCCATATTCGGTGGGAGAAACCGATTTGTCGTTTTTGTCAAGATCTTTTAATTATAATGTTAGTGAAGCGAGCAAAATGTGGATGAAAATCAATGCCGTCCTGGGTGATAGTTTTAAGAAAGTAAAACTTACCAAACCAGAACACATTTGGCCATCATTCCGTGAATTATTCGGGGGAAACCCGTGAAAGATTGGTCCATAAAAGAATTAGAGCATTGGGACACAGAAATTTGCAAAATTGCAAAAGAGAAATATAATCTAGATTGGTTCCCTATCGAGTACGAAATCTTAAATTATCATGAGATGATCGGTGCCATGGCATATTCCGGCCTACCGTCACATTACCGTCATTGGTCTTTTGGAAAATCTTTCGAAAGAACAATAACTAGATACAATCTTGGGATGGAGGGTTTGCCGTATGAGATGATCATCAATGCGAATCCTTCAATCGCTTACCTCATGCTTGAGAACCCGATGAGTACCCATTTATTAACAATGGCTCACTGTGTGGGACATTCAGATTTTTTTAAAAATAACAGAATGTTTAAATATACGAATCCGGCCGACATTCTAGCAAGTTTCAAATCCGCCGCAAAAAGAGTTAAGTCATATATAGAGGACCCAAATATTGGAATAGAGAAAGTGGAGAGAATCTTAGATGCATGCCATTCTATTCAATATCAGGTGCCCCGCACACCGGGAATATTTAGAATGAGCGAGCATGAGACTAAAAAGCTGATTATTAAAAAAGCTAAGGGGAAGATCGATTTATCTTCCGGTCTGGTAAATAAAAATTATAATCTTTTGGATTTTATCAAGAAGAACGCCAGAAATCTGGAAGATTGGCAGCAAGACTTAATTGAGATGGTGGAGAGAAGATCTTCATATTTCATCCCACAGGCTCAAACAAAGATCATGAATGAGGGTTGGGCAGTCACGATTCATGAAAAAATAATGAAAGATTTAAAGCTTGCAGATAAATACTATTTAGCATTCTTAAAAACACACAATCAGGTTGTGAGACCTATAGTCGGAAGAGTGAATCCTTATCATCTGGGATATATGATTTTTAAAAAAATTGAAGAAAAATATGGATTTGAGGAGAGTCTTCTTGTCAGGGAAACCCACGACGATGAGTCCTTTATTCGAAAATATCTAGATGAAGACTTATGTAGAGAACTGAACCTATTCAGCTATTCTTACAGCAATAAACAGAAAAATTATGCCATTAATGACATTTCCGATAAAGAAGGGTGGAAAAGCGTTAGGTCCGCCCTAATTAGTAATGTAGGGTTGGGGGGAGTTCCTATCGTTTATGTTAAAGACCATGATAAAAAGACAAATACACTTTATATCAAGCATGAGCATGATGGTAGGGATTTAGATATCCCGTATGCAAACAAGGTCTACAGCCAGATTTGTTATTTATGGGGCGATGACGTCGATTTTACAGCAATTATAGATGAGGAACTATGGGAATTTTAAAATGAAACATTCAAAAACAAATAAATTTTTAGAGATCGCAGAGGGGCATAAAAAAAGCAGCAAAAGAGAGAAGTTTTCTGGCACTTTTTCTGATTTTTTGGAATTGTTGGAAGACGATAAAGATATCGCGATATTGGCCCACAAACGCCTATATAGCACGATCGTTGAAAAGGGAATAACAAGATTGTCAGAAGAAGATTCCCGCTGTAATAACCTATTTAATGGAGAAGCCCTCAAAACTTATGATTATTTTCAAGATAGGTTTTTTGGAATGGAGCGACCTCTCGCTAAAATTATGAGATATTTGCACTCTGCATCGATGAGGGGAGAAGAGAGTAAGCAAGTTTTACTCCTCCTCGGACCCGTCGGAGCCGGTAAATCGGCACTAGTTGAACACATTAAGCGCGCCTTGGAGAATTCTGGCAAACTATATGCTCTTGGGGACTGCCCGATACAAGAAGATCCACTCCATCTTGTTCCTCGCTCCCTCAGAGAAAACTTTAAAGATATCTATGGAATAAAGATCGAAGGAGACTTATGCCCGGTTTGTCGTCACAACCTATTGGAAGTACACGGCGGAGATTATACAAAATTTCCAGTAAAAGAAACTTCCTTTTCAATTCGGGGCCGTCGCGGCATCGGAGTTGTTCCGCCTATGGATGCCAACACTCAAGACACAAGCATCCTGATAGGGTCAGAAGACATTTCTAAATTAGATCTATATCCAGAGGACGACCCTCGTGTTCTGTCCCTTAACGGGGCCTTTAATGTGGGAAATCGTGGAATCGTGGAATTCGTAGAGGTCTTCAAAAACGAAATAGAGTTCTTGCATACAATGATTACAGCAACTCAAGAAAAAGCTGTCCCGTCTCCTGGTAAAGGGGCGATGATTTACTTTGATGGGGTTATCCTTGCCCACTGTAATGAAGCAGAATGGGTTAAATTCAAGTCTGAAAATACAAACGAGGCAATTTTAGATAGAATAGTTCGAGTAAACGTTCCATATTGTTTGGAGGTTAGTGAAGAACAAAAGATCTATCAAAAACTTCTTGACGAATCAGATTTCGATGCACATATCGCACCGCACACACTTGAACTTGCGGCCATGTTCTCTGTACTCAGTCGGCTAAAATCTTCCAACAAAGTTGACCCCCTCACTAAAATGAAGATCTATGATGGGCAGGAAATCGTCGAAAAAGGATATATCAAAAAAGTGGATATTAATGATTTGAGGGACGAAGTACGCGACGAGGGAATGACAGGCATCTCGACAAGATTCATTATGAAATCTATAGATGCAGCTCTCGCTGATTCCGAAAGGAACATGGTTACACCGATCTCTATTCGGGATGCTCTCGTCAAACAAGTTAAAGAACAGGTCGTTGTAGAAGAGCTGAGGGAGAAATATTTATCCTTTCTCCAAAAAGAGCTTCACGATGAATATCTCAAAATATTGGAAACAGAAATCACGAAAGCCTTTGTTTCTGCATACCAAGAACAAGCAGAATCGCTCTTTGACAATTATCTCGATCATGCGGAATCATATGTCAATGGGACCAAGGTTAAAGACAAGGTAACTAATGAAGAAATGGTAGCTGATGAACCTTTCCTGTGCTCAATCGAAGAACAAATCGGAATAGTCGGTTCCGCAAGAGAAAACTTTAGGGCAGATATCACCGCATACATGTTTGCAAAATTGAGAAAAGGCGAAAAGATTGACTGGACATCATATGGTCCTCTTAAAGAGGCCATCGAAAATAAGCTGTTAACTTCGGTACGAGATATCTCCAGAATCGTCACGAAATCCAAGTCGAGAGATAAGAAGCAGCAAGGAAAATACAATGAAATGGTGAAAACCCTTATCGAAAATTATGGTTACGACGAGAACTCTGCTACGGAAATTATCAAGTATGCATCGAATAATCTATGGAGAGACAGTTAAAATAGCCAGCACCCTTTAAACACCAATTTTAAACAAAGCCTCGTAATATTTTTACGGGGTTTGTTTTTTTTTGTTGCCATATTCAGTTATTTTTTGCTTTTGAGGATAGGTGGCACTATCTACGAACGACTTGGTGCAACCTTAGACCAAGCTCTTGTTTTTTTGAAAAACCTCGGTTTTTTTTAAGAGCAAATTTACTTTTTTTTAAGGAGAAAAAAATATGAAAATAAATAAAACAAATAGGAGGAACTTATCATGGCTTTAAGTGATCACACTTTAATAGCAGCTTATCCGCTTGGCTTCGGAATCGAAGACTTGCAGGACAGCTACGATGGATATAGTGCCCAAAACATGACATTTGCTGGAGATGTGGAACTCGGCGGATTACCCGTCGCAGATTTCAACAGCTCTTATTACGGCATCGATAATGCTCTAGAAAATGGTCTTGACACAGAGTATTCAATCTCAATGTGGATTAAACCAGATTCGCTTCCTGCGGGCAGTGCCCAAAGAACTATTATGGCAAATGAGCAACACGGCTCTTATTATAATACCTTTGGAATCCAACAGATGTCCGATGGACAGCTTTACATCCATCACAGATCTGCCAATGGTGGCGCCTATGATATCGCATTTACCGGTGTGTCCCTTGCGGTAGACGAATGGTACCATGTCACTGCAACATGGAGTGGCACACAAATCAAGTGGTATGTCGATGGTGAATTGACAAGCACCACGGCCGCCACAAGGGTTCCTTGGAACTCTCCAGCTACACTCTGGATCGGCGCAAATGCAACGAAAACCAATAAAACATACTACGACGGTAAAATGTCGGATTTAAGGTTCTGGTATTCAGAACTTACTGCATCCGATATCTCGGAGTTATATGCAGCAGGACAAGTTCCGATAGACTTGGGCCTCGTCCTTCATCATGACTGTGATGATGCGACAGCCGAAATCGGTTCGGATGTGACCTTTACTGATGTTTCCATTGGCTCATCTTTAGGTCGCACACATTGGGATTTTGCGAATCTCAATTCAAAAGCACCATTGGATGTGAATAACCTGCCAGACATGTCTGGCGATTGGACCGTTTCGATGTGGTTTTCGGAGATGACAGCTCCAACCACTTGGCGATCCATTGCAAAAAGTCAAACAGAAATCTTGGGAGTGGTTTCAAGTCCGCATCACTCACCCGCTAACACACTGGGTGTTTACACAACCACTGGTTATGTAAGCGCTGGATACTCGATGAATTATTTGAATTTTCAAAACTGGAATCACATGGTTATCGTCGGTAGCGGAACAACTACCAAATTTTATATTAATGGATCACATGTCGGAACAGCACCAGTGAAAATTTCAACAGATCTCTATTCAATAAATAATCAACCCGTTGGGGCTTACAATCAGTTGTTTGCAAACAACATGGACGATTTACGAGCTTGGAATCGTGCACTCTCAGAAATTGAAGTTCAAGCCCTCCACCTAACAACAACTGTCACGCCATCTCTAACAGATGATCTTGTAGCAAAATATGCTCTTGATACTGATGCATCTGATTCTGTTGGATCGAATGACGGAACAGTGACTGGTGTTGATTTCATATCAGATTCTGGAAGAACCGTTGCCTCATTCGACGCATCTGCTGGTGAGAAGATTCATTTTGGCGATGTTGACGATGTTGACTTTGGAACCGCTGATTTCTCGGTTGGAGCTTGGGTTAACTTTAACTCTATCTCAACGGGCCCATTTGTTTCGCCAGTCGTTCAAAAAGGTCAGACAAGCTTGGCCAATTGGAGCGGATATGCCCTGAACGCTTATCAAGGACAAATGAGGTTCGGGGTAGGTGGAAATAATGGAGTTAAAGTTGCCGCAGCTGCAATTACAACAGGCGATTGGCATCATGTAGTTGGTACAAGAAAAGGCGCGGCTATAAAGCTGTATATTGACGGCTCTTTGGTGGATACACAAGCCGATACAATGACTAGGAATGTTAGCACACATTTGCCATTAACTTTTGGTTCCATTAACAATGGTACAGAATACAATGGATTGTTGGATGCAATGGTTGACGATGTTCGAGTTTGGTCTAGGGCACTCTCTGATTCTGAAGTCTCAACCCTACATGCAGCAGGAGCAGATAGCCCTGCCCCATCCGGCTATGACTGGACTCACGGCGGAAACTTGTCTGATATTGTCAAATTCTCAAGAGGATATGACATTTCTGGCAATCCTTCTTATGCTTATGCTAAGAAAGAGTCGGGTGATGGTTCAACAACTCTGTACTTTGCGACAGATTTCCAAACATGGTCAACATTCTCATCATATGCTTCCGGTGTGTCATCAATTGACGGCTCCCCAATTTGCATGGAATATGGCCCGAATGGAAAAGTTCTGGTAGGAACAGATAGCGGCAAGTTATATGAAATCGTCCTTGACGGCTCATCGGCTCCGCAATCTTACTCACTTGTCCATTCAATGGCTGGTAGTGAAGATATCAAGGTCATTAAATATGGTGTATCTTCCAACTTGTGGGCTTTCGAAGCTGGCGGAAAGGTTTATACCATTCCTGTCGGAGGCGGAGCAGCAGTTGAAAAACTCGACCTAAATGTTGTAGATCAAGCTGGCTCTATCGTGCAGGACATGTCCGAAGCGAATGATGCTTGGTCAATTGTGGTTCGTCGCTCTGATTTCACCTTCGTGGTGTATCTGGTGTCACCTGACTGGTCAACTGTAAACAACCCTGCTTCTTTGCAAGCGGTGTTGAGTGCGATCAATCCGGTGGATTTGAACTACTTCTACGATATTGACACTTGGTGTGCTTCTGGTGCTGATGGAACTGTCATTACGACAGACGACATCAATAACTGGATCGTATAATAGAAAATATATGCATACTGTGACCGTGCATATTAATCGGTGGTCACGAATTAATACTTATGTTAGTTAATGGGATAATTTACCCCCAAGGAGAAAAAAACAATGAGTAAACGTACAAGATTAAAGGGAATAGATCAGGTAGACATCGCGCTATCTGGGGTTTCCGATTATGAGACTTATGCAGATGCTGTATTAGCAGGAGACAGCGGCCTAGCTGACTTATCGATGGACCTTTTCGATATTAAGGCCCTCGCCCTGAGTGCTAGTGTCGCAGACTATCAGGCTGCAGCTAAAAATCATGCCATCATCAACTATGGCATGCTTAATTATGCAGTCGGAATTGAAGAGGCTCGTGCCCTCGCAGCAGAAGCTGCAATTCAAGCTGATGTTGATGCAAACGAGGCTGCAGCACTTGCAGCTCGCAATGCAATTCAAGCTGATGTTGATCAAAACGAAGCCGATGCAGATGCTGCAATCGCCGCACTCCAAGCCGATGTTGATGGAAACGAAGCTGATGCAGATGCTGCAATCGCCGCACTCCAAGCCGATGTTGATGGAAACGAAGCTGATGGTGATTCTGATCGTGCTGCTATCCGCAGCGAGATCGCCGCAGCTAAGGTTATTTCTGATGCTCTTCATGCTGCTATCCAGAGTGATGTTGACCAGAACGAATTAGACTCCGATGCAGCAGAAACATCACTCACGACTCGTCTGGCAGCAGAAGAAGTCGCTCGTGCCGCTGATGTCGATGCCGAAGAAGCTCGTGCCATCGCCGCTGAAGCAGTGCTTCAAGCTGATATTGATCAAAATGAAGTGGATGCTGATATCGCAGCAGCATCACTCACCACACGCGTAGCCGCCGAAGAAGCCGCACGTGCATCTGCAGTTAGTTCTGTTGATGTTCGCTCTGCAGCAGAAGAAGCAGCTCGTGCCGCAGGTGATTCCTCTCTTCAAGTCAGACTGGCTGCAGAAGAGGGTTCCCGAGCCTCGGGTGATTCCTCACTCCAGACTCGCTTATCCGCAGAAGAAGCAAGAATGGACGCAGTCCTTCTCTCTTCCTCCGCAGACAAAGACAGTTTCGCTGAAATCGTTTCTTTGATCAACGCTGTTGATCTCACAAACGACAATGACTTGGCAGCCGCCGTCCTTAGTTTGGCAAACGTCGATTCCGCAGAAGAAGCCGCAAGACTTGCTGCTGATGCCTCACTCACAACCCGTGTTGGTGTTGAAGAGGCTGCAAGAGCTGCAGCCGACTCCTCGCTCACCACTCGTTTGGGTGTTGAAGAAGCGGCCCGTATTGCTGATGTAGATGCAGAAGAACTTCGTGCATTAGCTGCTGAAGCAGCACTTCAGGCAGACATTGATGCAAATGAAGCTGCCTCCGATGCCGCTGAAGCTTCACTCACCACTCGCTTGAGTGCTGAAGAAGTTGCAAGAGCTGCTGCAATTAGCTCTTCCGACATTCGTGTCGCTGCTGAAGAAGCTGCAAGAGCTGCTGCTGACTCCTCACTCACCACTCGCTTGAGTGCTGAAGAGTCCGCTCGTGTTGCAGATGTTGCTGCACTTCAAGCCGATGTCGATCAGAACGAATCTGATTCTGATTTCGCCGAAGCATCACTCACCACTCGTTTGGGTGCTGAAGAAGTTGCAAGAGCTGCTGCAGATGCTTCTATCGTCGTCAAGCACGACGCAGAACTCGCTGCACTTCAAGCTGATGTGGACGGAAACGAATCCGACGCAGATGCTGCCATTGCTGCCCTTCAGGCCGACGTGGACGGAAACGAAGCTGATGCAGATGCTGCAATCGCTGCACTTCAAGCTGATGTGGACGGAAACGAAACTGATTCCGATGCCGCAGAAGCATCACTCACCACCCGCTTGGGTGTTGAAGAAGCTGCTCGTGCCACGGCCGATGCATCTATAGTCACAAAGCATGATGCAGAGATGGCTGCCCTTCAGGCAGATGTTGATGCAAATGAAGTGGCCTCCGATGCTGCTGAAGCCTCACTCACCACTCGTTTGGGTGCTGAAGAGGTTGCAAGAGCTGCAGCTGATGGATCCTTGACAACTCGTCTTGGTGCCGAAGAAGCTGCAAGAGCTGCTGCAATTTCTACCCTGGAATCAAAGCATGATCTTGAGGATGCTGCAGAACAAACGGCACGTGCCGCTGCAGATGCATCTTTAAACTCTAAAATTGATGCTGAATCTGCCGCACGAATTATCGATGTTGATGCAGAAGAAGCTCGCGCCCTAGCAGCAGAAGCTGCATTGCAAGCTGATATCGACCAGAACGAAACTGATTCTGATGTTGCTGAAGCATCACTCACCACTCGTCTCGGTGTCGAAGAGGCTGCAAGAGCAGCCGCTGATGGTTCTATTGACACTCGTATGGGTGTTGAAGAAGCAGCAAGAGCAGCTGCAGATACCTCACTGTCTTCACGTGTACTCGCTGAAGAAGGTGCAAGGGCTTCAGGCGATTCCTCGCTCACTACTCGTTTGGGTACTGAAGAGGCAAGAGTAGATGCTATTTTGCTCGCCGCCGATGCAGATAAAGACAGCTTCGTTGAGATCGTTTCTCTGATCAATGCTGTTGATCTTACTAACGACGATGCACTCGCGGCCGCTGTACTTAGCCTCGCAAATGCTGACTCTGCAGAAGAAGCAGCAAGAATTGCTGCAGATGCTTCTTTAACCACTCGTTTGGGTGCTGAAGAAGTTGCAAGAGCTGCTGCAGATACCTCACTGACGACTCGTGTCGCAGCAGAGGAGGCCGCACGTGCTGCTGCTGATGCATCGATCGATGTTGTCAACGCTGCAATGCAGGCTGACATTGATCAGAACGAAACTGATTCTGATGTTGCTGAGGCATCACTCACGACTCGTCTCGGTGTCGAAGAGGCTGCAAGAGCTGCCGCTGATGGATCCTTGACAACTCGTCTTGGTGCTGAAGAGTCCGCAAGGGCCGCAGCTGATGGATCTATCGACACTCGTATGGGTGTTGAAGAGGCCGCAAGAGCTGCAGCTGATGGTTCTTTAACCACTCGTTTGGCTGCAGAAGAAGTCGCTCGTGCTGCCGATGTCGATGCTGAGGAGGCCCGTGCATTAGCTGCCGAGGCTGTACTCCAAGCTGATATCGATCAGAACGAAGCAGACGGAGATGCTGCAATGGCTGCAGAAATCGCTGCTCGCCTCCTTCAAGAAGGAAAGGTAAGCACAGACATCGTAGCTATGAACACCAAATGGCAAATGCATGTATATCCAATCCAGGCAGCCGATATCGCACCAGGAATGGTTTTGAGTTTCGCTGCAAACGGACACGATCCAATGTCGCAAGTTGCTTATGTATCCATTAACGGTATGATTATGGCACCAATCGTCGGCGGTTCGGGTGATTACACTTTGAACTTGGACGGAAGCGGTGATGTTGACGGTATTACTTTCGACATTCAGATTTATGCTGGCGATCGTATTGCTTACTACGGTGAGAAAGCTATCACACTTCTGTCGTAATAATCTATAAAGATATATAATTTCAATTATTTGTCTTGCCCCTCCACATTTGTGGGGGGGCACTTTTATTTGTAACTATATATTAGTGTTAAGAGGAACCGAGGAGGGAACAAAATGTTTAAAAATATAATGTCTTTATTTTCCAAAAAGAAGCAGATCTCCGAAATATTAGAAGAACCCACAGAGGATAAAATTCCAGATCAGCCAGCCCCCCTTCCGGATGTTATAGAGGTCCCGTGGTCCCAATCAGCTGCCATTAAAAATTTTGAAGATAGCATAAACAAACTACATGGTGATTTAAAGTCCTTTTTCTACGATGTGAAAATGAAAGAATATAAGGCCATAAAGGCAATCGAAAGACTGGAAGAGGCATCTGATACGAAAATAAAAGAGATAAAAGAACACTATGGAATCCCAGAGGGTGTTTTCTATTTTTTCGAAATCCCTGAAGCCACCGGCCGCCCTGGGTTTCTTAAGAAAAAGAAACCAAATAAATAATCCGTCTTTGGAAAAATAAGAAACTATTTATCTATGTGATAAAACAATCTAGATTTTTATAGGAGAATCCCTGGAATGTCAGTTAAAAAATTCAAATTTGTATCTCCCGGCGTCTTCGTCAAAGAGATCGACAACTCTCAACTACCTGCAGCTGCACGAAGTGCTGGCCCAGTAGTTATCGGCCGCCTCCCCAGAGGCCCAGCAATGGAACCCATCAACATTAGTTCTTTTTCAGAATTTGTTGATGTTTTCGGAAACCCCGTCCCAGGGAAAGCAACTGGCGATGTGTGGAGAGACGGAAACCTTCAGGGGCCAACTTATGCATCATATGCGGCCCAAGCATATTTAAGAAACAGTGTAGATGCCATTACGGTCTTAAGATTGGCCGGATTGGAAAACGATGATGCCGACGATCCAGCAGGTGCTGCAGGCTGGGGCACCGTTGACATCGACACTTCTCCGGCATCTAACGGTGGAGCATATGGCCTTTTTCTGTGCAACCCATCGGGATATACTGCCACAACCACCGAGCAGGGATACCTTGCAGGCATTTTCTATTTTGCTTCCGGCGGTGCAGTAGTAATGACCGGCACTTTGGCTGGTGCAGCCGCTCCAACACAGGGAATCGGTGCACTATTCAACACATCCTCGGACATCGGAAGCTCTAAAGGTCCAGACTTCGAGGCTATGATTATTGATGCCTCGGATGCGGAAGTATACAAGACAACTTTTAATTTCGATGTATCATCTAGAACATTCATCAGAAAAATATTTAATACGAATCCGCAGTCAACAAACACCGCAGTTATTCCAACAGATTCTTTCTCTAGAGGTGAAGAGCTTTATTGGCTTGGGGAGACATACGAATCTTTCATTCAGAAAAAGCTCGATGACGGATCTCTAAGTACCGCCTCTTACGGACTCATTCTTCCTTTCGACGACGCAACAAAATCTAATTACAGACAAGATGCAACGAAGGCTGCAACCGGGTGGTTCTTTTCTCAAGATGTGGGAACCGACTGGGCATCATGGGAAGCATCAAAGATGCAAAACCTCTTCAAAATCCATGCTACCGAGCCGGGTAAATGGATTCAGGACAATCTCAAAGTATCGGTCCAAGGCTTAAGCTATTCTAGAGATACAACCGGAACAAATTCTTATGGATCTTTCACGGTAGTCGTTAGAAAGGCTGATGACACTGACGGAATAACTCAGATTGTTGAAAGATTTTCAAATGTGAATTTGAATCCGCTCTCTGATAATTACATCGCCAAAAAAATTGGTGATAAATACAGAGTTTGGAGTCAAACAGATAAAGTTTTGAGAGAATACGGCGAATATGGGAATGCTTCAAAATACATTAGAGTAGAAGTGGCAGATACCGTCCGCAATGGTATTGCAGATCCAGTTTTACTGCCCTTTGGAGTATACGGGCCTTCCAAAATCAAGGATGTTTTGGTGGAAGCATCAGTAATGACCCCTGCAACTGTTTTAGAACCAGGGTCGGCTGGTCCTCGTAGTATCGCTGCAGGTGCCGGTGGCACCGAGATCAATACGGGTTCCTTGACACCATACACACTTAATATTAATTTCCCAGAAACACAATTAAGAATTTCTTCTTCAGCAGGCGGCTTGACGGATCAGACAGATGCTTATTTCGGTCTGAACGCCTCTTCCTACTTGGAGAATACAACATTTTATGCGAGCAATAGAGCAGATGCTGGCTTGGGAGATTATTTATATCCCCTCGGCGGCATCGCCTCTGGCGACATCGACAATCAGTGGGCTTTCTCTCTTGATAATGTTGTTAAGCCACTTGGCAAAACATACACATATTATGCAGCAGGATCCAGAGTTGCTGGTGATTCATACTCAGCATCTGGCAGCTGGAGAGAAGTGGTAGATGACGGATGGACTAGATTCACCTCGCCCCTCTTTGGTGGCTTTGATGGTTTGAACTTAGTAGAAGTGGAACCCTTCAGAAATACGGGCATGGACGGCGAAACTCTTCAGAGCGATTATGCACTGAACACTCTTCGTCAGTCTATTGACATAGTTGCAGACCCAGAAATGATTGATTGCAATCTTATAACTGCCCCAGGGATTACAAATACCGTTATAACAGATCACATGATGCAAGTTAGTGCAGATAGAGGAGATTGTTTAGCGATCGTGGATATTCAAGATGTTTATGTTCCTTTTACGGAAAATAAAACTCAATATGCAGATCCTAGCCAGCGCCCCCAATCGGTCACTGCAGCAGTTTCGACTCTCGAAGAGCGACAAATAAACAACTCTTACGGCTGTACATACTACCCATGGGTCCAGATCCAGGATAGTGTGACATCCAACAGCAGATTGTGGGTTCCACCTTCGGTTGTAGTATTGGGGACTTTTGCTTCCTCTGAAGCTCAATCGGAAGTTTGGTTTGCACCTGCAGGGTTCAACAGAGGCGGGTTATCGCAAGGTTCCGCTGGAATCCCAGTGTTAAATGTTAGTCAGAGACTGACTTCGAAAGAGAGAGACAAACTATATGATGCTAACGTCAATCCTATTGCCTCTTTCCCGAATGAGGGCATCGTGATTTTCGGACAGAAAACACTCCAGGCAACACCTTCGGCTCTTGACCGAATCAATGTGAGAAGAATGATGATCTTTGTTAAGAAGCAAATTTCCATTTTTGCCAATTCGATTCTCTTTGATCAGAATGTGGAAGTTACTTGGAATAGATTTAAAAGTCTCGCTGATCCTTTCTTGGCCAGTGTACAGACTAGATTAGGCTTAAGCGACTACAGATTAATTTTGGACAATACAACTACTACACCAGATTTGGTGGATCAGAACATTGTATATGCCAAAATCTTCTTGAAGCCAGCTAAAGCAATTGAGTATATTGCACTTGACTTTGTTATTACGAATCAAGGCGCAGGTTTTGAGGATTAAAAAAAGCTAGCAACTATATAGTTGTAGATAGGAGAAATTAAATCATGGCTAATGAGTTTTGGACAAGTGCTAATGTCGATCCAAAAAGGAAATATAGATTTGTGGTGGAGTTCGCAGGAGCTGGCGGAATTGGAGCCCTTTGGTTTGCTAAAACCGTCGACAAACCAGAGATAACTGTTAATACTGGGGAAACAAAATTTATGCAACATACTTTTTATTACCCCGGCACCGTTCAGTGGAACGAGATTAACCTTACACTGGTTGATCCAGTATCTCCAGATGCATCCGCAATAATGCTTCGGATTTTACAAGAATCTGGCTACACTGGCCCCCAAGGTGCTAAAACAAATATGAGATCTATCTCTAAAGCTTTAGCAACAGAGAGGCTCGGCCAAGTTGTCATCTCCCAATTATCTGCAGATGGAGAAACACAAGAGAAATGGACTCTGAAAAATGCTTTCATTACCAAAGTATCCTGGGACGGTTTGGATTATTCTTCAGAAGAACTGAGCGAACTCACATTGACGATGAGATACGATTGGGCTAGTTGTGAAGTCGGTGAAAACAAAGCCGAATTCTTGAAATAATAACATAGAGGTGAAAATTGGCAAGAAACAGTAAGAGTAGGCTGGGCAAAGACCTAGAACCTACCAAACCTTCTGCATCGGACCCCGTTGCAGAATTAACAGAAACCGGTAGTTTGTCCTTTGCGACTCCAACCGAGTTCGTAGAACTTCCGTCAGGCGGTCATCATTATCCAGAAGGGCACCCATTACACAATGTGGCCACCATCGAGATAAAATACATGACCGCGAAAGAGGAGGATATCCTATCTTCCAAAACTTTAATTAAGCAGGGCATTGCTATTGAAAGATTGCTAAAAAGCATTATCATTGACAAGAGCATCCGTCCAGACTCTATTTTGAGTGGTGATCGCAACGCTATCCTGGTTGCATGCCGCATTAATGGATATGGAAGTGAATACTCGACAAAAATCTCATGCCCTTCTTGCATGAGTTCGGCCGATCAGGAATTTGATTTATCAACCCTGTCGAATCGTGAAAACTCAGAAAAGGAAGAAGACGATTTTGAATGGACTTCTCCAAATACAATATCTGTTGTAGCCCCATTATGCAAGGTGAGAGTGGAAATGAAGCTCCTGACGGGAAAAGAAGAAAATTACCTTGCAAGATTAATTGAGTCGAAAAGAAAAAAGAAAATGCCAGAGAGTTCATTGACTGATACCCTAAACATACTGATATCATCTGTCAATGGAGAAGAATCGAGAGCAATCATAAAAGAATTCATCGGAATTATTCCAGCTAGAGATTCTAAATTTCTTCGAAGAGCTTATGAGCAGGCTGCACCAAACCTAGATATGACACAGACCTTTGAATGTGATGTATGCAGTTATGTAACGGACGTGGAGGTTCCGTTCACCACTGACTTTTTTTGGCCTAAGTGATGAATACATAAAGAATGTCTATGAAGAGTTCTTTTTGATGAAATATCATGGTGGATGGAGTTTTATTGAGGCATACAATTTGCCAATCAAAATCCGACGCTGGTTCTTAAATAGGTTAGCTGATCAGCTCAAAAAAGAAGCCGATGAGATGAAAAAATCTTCAAAAGGTAAGAGATAGGGGATTATTTCTTACCTTTTACTATTTATATAAAGGGAGACTATATCCGTGGCTGCTGACTTCTGGACAGAAAGCAATTTTCAACCAATGCAGAGATTTCGTTTTGATGTGCAGACGAATCTTTTCAAGATGGACTCGGTAGGTGGTCCCGGTTCAAATATCGCTCAATTAGATATAACCCAACCTTTCACTATCAATCCAGCATACATTAAGGCTGTAAATTTGCCATCAGTTACTTTTGGGTATGATAACGATGCTGCAAATATTGGCTCTGACGGACCAAACATAGAATCACAAGACCCAACGATGACAGAACTCGAACTTCGATTCTATATGTTTCCCGACCTCGCGATTGATATCCAAGATATATTCCATACATACTATCTGCAAAATCTTAAGTCAAATGGTGCGAACCTGGACACATACCATGGCAGATTGCCAAGAATACTCAGCAAAGACAGGATCAGCCTAAAACCAAGTCGTTTAATTGTGGAAAAATCACAAATTATTGTTAATATATATGACCCAGGTGCCGGATCTCCAGTTTCCGGTACGGAACAGGCACTGGGCAACACATCCATCGCAAGGGAAGCCATCGCCCAGCTGCAGCATGACAAGGCGAACGGAATACTGGGCATGATATCAGTTAAAAAAAGTGTCGACAGGCTCAAGGGGCGCTTACAACAAACCAGCACTCCGATACGAAGTATAAAATATTATGGAGTATATCCCGTTTCCTACGATCTTGGGACTCTAGAATACGGAAACTCAGAAATACTGGAAGGATCGATGAAATTTTATTTCCACGGTGTAGAGACCTTATCACCGAACAAAAAAGGCAAATATGAGCAAATTATAAATAGCTCCTTCACTAATAAAGGAAAGCGAACCATGGGAGAATTTGAATAATGGAACATATAGAGATAGATTTAGAAGAGATGAAAAAGAATGAAAACATGCTCAATGAAAGTTTCTTGAGAATGTATGGCACGGTCATAGAACTTCTCATAAAACAAATGTTTGGCATGCCGATGTTCTCGGGTACCAGCACTATTGCGGGCAAGTCGGGAGACATTAGGGCTTTCGCAAAAGCAATTGGGAACGAAAAAAAATATATCGAGACAGCAAAAAAATATGGATTAGATAATCCAAAGACCTATAAGCAGAAAAGTGTGTTGACCAAAGCCACCAAAGCTTTTGAGTCGAAAACAGGCATTAAGTGGCCGTTTAAGTAAACAGGAAACCTTTTAAGAAATGGCAGAAGACGAATCAACATCACCAGAAGACATGGAGGCAGCCACCGAGGCAGCCAGTACCATGTCCGAAGTCATCACAAATCTAATTAAGGAGTTGTCCAGACTCGGCGAAGCCTCTTCCGAAGCATATGCCAAATTGAGGGAAGAAGCTGAAAAATCTATTCCCTCTATCGACAAGGTTAAGAAGGGAATGAAATCTGCAGCAGAACAACTGCAGGATGACGGTGCAAGCCTTGCAGACACAATGCTTGGAATGGCCGGTATAAACGCCGATACGGAAAAGAGTTTCCTTGGAATTGCTAGCCAAATGAAGTGGGGGGGTGATGCAATGAAAGGGTTCACGGCACGACTCAAAAAAGGTTTCGCGCCCCTCGCCATAGCAAACATGTTATTAAGCAAAGTTGCCCAGTCCACACTATATTTTATGCACCAAATGGATAGCTCCCTGGTGTCATTCAACAAATCCACTGGTGCCCTCAAACTGTACGGGTCAAACATCGTATCTTTAGAAGAAACGATGTACCAATATGGCATCACGGCAGGAGACGCCGCAGAGGCACAAACGGGCTTGGTGAGAAATGTCACAAACCTGAGAAATATGTCTGATGCCTCACAGGAGAGCTTGTTAAAGACAACCGCCGTGTTACAAGAAATGGGTGTGGATTCAGACACTACTGGTGCGAGCTTTCAATTTATGACAGCCTCCATGGGAATGACAAACGATGCCGCAGAGAGAACAACTAGACAAATGTTTACGCTCGCACAGGCACTTGGCATGCCCCCACAAGAAATGGCAGCGTCCTTCCAGGAAGCCATGCCACAACTTTCAGCCTTCGGTGCTTCTGCGAGCAAAGTATTCATGAAGATGGCAGAGAATGCCCGTGTTGCCAATATGTCAGTCTCGCAGATGCTGAGAATAACGGAACAATTTGACAAATTCGATTCAGCGGCCGCATCGGTTGGAAAATTGAATGCTGCACTCGGCGGCCCATATTTGAGCACCATTAGAATGGTGACAACAACAGACCCAACTGATCGTATGAGGGCATTGTCCGAAGCAGTAAACATGGCTGGAAAGTCTTTCGATACCATGGACTATTATGAGAGAAAAATGATAGCCTCTGCCATGGGATTATCTGATGTAAATGAACTCGCACTGGTCATGAAAGGCAGATTTGATCTTGTTGCCGGAGCCACAGAAATGAGTTCCGATAAAATAGAGGATCTGGCGGCACAAACCAAGGACTTTAACACGATTATGGAAGAGTTCGCCCAGATTGGAAGAGCTTTCACAATTAATGTGCTTGGTCCGCTCATAAAGGGAATCAAATTCCTAACAGACGGTATTGGACACCTAGCAGCAAATCCGCTGGTCAATCTGGCTGGTGGATTAGGAGTAGCCACTGCTGGTATCGTCGCGCTATCACTTGCCCTCGGAGGTCCTATCGGCCCGATAATCGCCGCCATCGCATTGGCAATAGCAGGCCTGGTATTTGTTTTTAAGGGGCTATATGATTTAGTTGGCGGAACTGAAACATTCGTCAAAATATGGGAAGGGGTTCAGAAAAGGTTCCAGCCCGTCATCGATAGATTGACGAAGGCTTTTGGTGAATTAGTTGGAGAGGGCGAGGAGTGGACTTCTTGGCTAAAATTAAGTGAACCTCAAATCGAAGCCTTTATTGATTTCTCCGTCAGACTGGTTGCTGGACTCATAGGTGTTGCAGCTTGGATACTTGAAGCCACTAACGAGGCTGGTGGACTCAAACTCATCCTCACCAACCTCGCCATCGCATTTTGGCCCCTGCTAGCGGCGATGACCGCAGTCGGCGCTGTCATCACCTTCGTCATCGGAGTTGTTACACTTCTAGCCTGGGGACTTAGTGAAATATTTCACAGTCTATATGTCGGCAACAGCCCCCCGCTCTTGTTGGTTTTTGCACTACTTGCCGCAGCAATCTATCTTGTCGGTGATGCATTTAAATACCCAATTCAAATGATTGGGAAATTGATGGACGGGCTTAAGAGCCTAGCATCTTATCTAGCAGGCAAAGCACTGGGCTTCATTTCTGGTGCAATATCTTTTGTATTCGGAGGAGGAACAACAGCTAATATCCCTTCGGCAGAAGTGAGCAACGACTCTTTCAACAGGGCTTCGGATATGGAAAGCTCAAGCAAAACAATCGCAGATGCAGTTGCCGATGGTGTCGCAGCTGCCCTAGTGGGGATGTTCCCAGAGGGCGGTGTGAAACACATGCTTGAAATAACAGCCGGTGTTGGAATGCCTCAGCTCTTTGCTTACACTACAACAATGGCAGAAACAGGTGGCAATGATGCCTTATCACAAGCACGGGCCTTTGCCCCAAAACCACAGACAGCATAGGAATTAACAAACATGGCAACAGATATTTTTGAAGAACATAAGAATAAGAACGATTTGATCATTAAAATGGTCGCTTCGGGAAAATACTTGAGATTTTCGGAGGGAATTGATTCCTTCAGTAGAAGCTATTCCGTACAATGGGACTCTGTAAATGTTTACGGAAGGCAAGATGCAATTCAAACTTATCAATCAACTGGTGAAACTATTTCTTTAAGCTGGCCAGTGAAGCCAGATGAGGAAAACGATTTTTATGAACAACAGCTCAAAGCAATTTTAGCATTAGGGAAATTCATTAGACCCCTATATAGTTATGGTGGAAGAATCTTGGAAGCACCCCTCTTGGAAATAAGATATAGAAATTTGATTGTAGAAGATTATGACACGAGAAAACCCATACTATGCGCCCCATCATCAATAGAGGTCAATTATGGCGATAGGGCCAGAAACATAACGACAAAAGATGGCACCCGCCTAATTTTGCCAAAGAGGATAAACATCTCTTTGTCTGCCACAATCATAAACCGCACCGAAAAATTTTACAAGAAGGAGACCAGTGAGGATAAAAAAGCCGCAGCCGAGAAAAAAGCCGCAGAGGCCAAAAAAGCCGGAGGCACTCCCCCCGCCGCCGACCTAACCACCGCGCCCCCCGCCGCCACCAGCGGTATTGATACTGCATCACAAGTAGTGGGTGAATTCTTCAGCAATTTGGGGTTTAACCCGTTCCCAGGGAGTAGCGAATAATGCCATTAACAAGATATTCAAATAGAGACATAGTGATTAATCAACAAGAAATATACGACGAAATCTTCAAAGAAAGATGAATAAACGGAGTTCGCCA